CATTCCCATCTGCATTTGTAGTCCAGCCATTTGTTTCTTGACTGCACTACCTACCAACTTTTCATTTTCTTTTTGCCTAAGTCTGTAAGACTCAGAGCCGGGATTGGAGTAAGCTTCCCAAGGGTCGAAAGAGTCCGCATCTACTTTGGGCTCCTCCTTCTTTTGGGCATTGCCTGACAATGTATCTCGCATTGCATTTACCACGTCTGGTCTGCTTTCCAGCATTTTTGCAAGTTGAGCATACTTTTCAGTCTGGCCTTTCAACCTGTCATAATCAGCAGTTTGCCTATCATACATAGATTGGAACTTTTTGCTTTCGCCTTGCCAATCTACAGGGGCTTCTTCGACTGCCCCCGGTTCAGCCTGCTGTGCGACTTGTTGTTCTTCCTGTAGGTTTTCCATATTACCTCCTTGATTTTCTCTTGTTTGTTTAGTTACACCTTACGATGTCTAAAAAGAGACGTAACCAGATATTATGAGCCTTCAGCTCCCATTCGGTTTGCTTTATCCTCCATCGTCTGCTTCTGAATTTTCAGTTCCTCTTTGGCAATTGCCTTCGTGACCGCAGTTTCCAGTTTGTTGATGCTTGCTTTTTCTTGGTATTTAGCCTTTTGCGCAATGTCACCAATGTCCCCTTTGAACTTCTCAAGTTCGGCTTTTTGACGTGAATGCCTGACTTCTCTGTCGGCTGTCTGTAAGTCTCCCTCAAGTTTCTTAATCTGCTCTGTTGCTCCCTGCAACTGTTGTTGCAACTGCATTATCATTCCCTTACGTTTCAGAACGCCTTCTTTGTCAAAGATTTCAGTTTTCTTTAAAACCTCGACATCGTCTACCAGATTCAATTTGTAAGCTTCTAAGTACATATTGTACTCAGCCATCTTATTACTTGGTAAAGTTGAACCTGATAATATTCGAACATCATGTTGACCGATAGATATATCGTTCTCAATTGACATTAATTCTTGTTGTTTGTCATCGTATAACCTGTTGTTTACAGTGAATTCTGTAATATCATTATTAGGTTGTACAATGCGAAAAGTTTTTTGAAAGTTATAATGACCCTTAGCAAGTCCATAGATTACTTTGCCAAGTCTATCTAAACTTCCTTCTATATCTCTTAATTTAGACTTTCCCCTGCTTTCTCCCATCTCTGAAAGCATTGCTGTACCTCTTACTGTATCCGGCGCTCCCTCTTTAAATCCCTGCATTAATTCCGGAATGCCGAAATTGAGGTCTATATAATGCTCTACTCTGTCTATAAGATGATAGAACTCGGATGCTAATGGAGATGGTTGAGGAAAGTGAGGCTCTCCAAATTCAGGATTATACTGTATAACTGCATTTGGGTTTGCCCAGTCTACTTCTAATTGTTTTAAATCATCTACACTTCCTTCAGGAACTAATAGTTTTAATCCTGCTGAAGACTGTGCGTGTGATAATGTTAAGCTAAATAGCTTATTTAATAATCTTTGCGAGTCCTTTACTTTACTTACGTCTGACTTTGGATATGGAGTGTTAGTCCAAATGTTAGGGACTGGTATAATTGGATAAGAATCAGAGTTTAATATGCGTTCATATAGAATGTATGAACCCACTGAGCAAGTTACCTTTATTCTCGTTTGAAGGACTTCAACGGCCTGTACCAGCCCCTGTTCAAAAGCTTCTGGACTCTCAGTCATTAATTGCTGCATTTCTTCCATATCCATAACTTTTTCCGCACCAGATTGCGAATCAAATATTCTATAGAATGGAACCTTTACTTTTTCAAAATGCTCAAGAATCCTATATTTTTCTGTACCATCGCCAAAGTCGTAATCTTTAACAATGTCAGGTGTAAATGACCCGGCTGTATTTTTCATTGATGAATCCGGATAATCCTCTTCCATATCCATCGTTTCTATCTCTTTTATGTATTCTTCTAGGGCGGGGTATAAATCAAGGAGCTGTTCTTTGGTTATCACCGTTGATAATAGTACACCAGTAGCATCATCGTAATATCTATCTCTTGATGCCGGGTCTACATATACCCTAAATGGGTCAACATAAGTGAATTTTATTTCACCCCTTCCATAGTCAGCTTCCGGGTCTGTATATGCATAAAAGTATCCAAGACCTGCTACTGCGTAATCGTGCACTGCCTGCTTGAACTGTGTAGCTCCGTCAGAGATGTCCCAGATATATTCAAGTATCGTTCGCCAGACCATAGCTAAACGATTGTCTGAATCTTCCCGCCCTATAGCTGTAAACTTTGGAGACTTTGAAGTCAGTAAAGATTTTAATTTATCAACTGCTGCGTATACGCGGTCAATAACAAAATCTGCCTGACCTATCGCCGATAAAGCGTCAGATTCGCCTGTTGTATAATGGTTTCCAAGAACAAAATCCACTGAGTGCCTTGCTTCTGCATCCCAGTCTTTTCTGGCATCTCGCCAGCGCCTAAAGAGCTCTAACGACCTTTCGGCTTTTTCTTTCTGTTCTTCTAAGTTATATTCTGCTATTTTAAACTCCTAACTTTATGCATACATACAATATAAGCCAAAATGGCACATTTGTCAACCTTTTTTTTATAGCCTTAGTCCAGTAATCCAATTTATCTTCTTACTTTTTGGCAGACTAAGTTCATCCTTTTCCATCTTTTCATCAAAATCATTGACATTGAATTTCCTGCTTAATGGTGCTCTAGAGTTGATGCATGCATACCACATCCCATCTAATAGGTCATCATGTTTCGCTTTTGGGAATTGGAACATTTCGTCAAAAAGTTCTGTATTTTCTTTCTTAATGAATAGTTTTTTCCTGTTTACTATTGGACATAATAATGATTCTATTCTGTCTTCTTTTTTTATTCTGTTTGGCGGTCTGGTGCCTCTTATTATGCCCGGCATCATCTTTCTGTCTTGTGATGACAATTCTCTAACTGCATCTTTTATAACACCTTGAGCACCTACAACCTCTACACTAGCTCTCTTTACAGGAGCATATAGCTTACAGTATTCAAGTATTCTATTAGGCATTTGGTATAATGGAGAGTGTTCTCTGTAATAGTCTATTACATAGTAATTTTTATCAGAATCAACACCTATTACCACTATTGACTGATAATCATGCTTGGCTCCTGCTTCGTATGCCAAATCGACACCTATATATACATTAACAGGTATTGCATCTTCCTTTGTCAGTACATAGCCAAATCCATTACTTTCTCTGTATTCTCCTGAATAATACTGAATTCTATCAACTTTGAACTTAAGGCTGTCTATATCTCTGGCCTCGTTCATATATTCCTGTGCAAACTTGTGCACAAGCCCCATATCCTCGAATCGCCGCCTGATATCCTTTAACTTAGCTTTAGAAAAATACGAAGGCCATAGCGCTGTTCCATCTTTCATTGCCTTGTGATATATCACTTCCCAAGCATATCTCCTCTTTTCTCGCTTTGCATCTTCATGACCATCGTATATACTCTGTAAAAATGAATCATAGTGTACTATTGTGCCTATAAGCCATACCTCACCTTCATTTCCCTTTGATTCTTCAAGAGCAGGTTCTACAGTAGACATTACCCATTCCTTGATTTCCCTGCGCCTTTCTGGAGTTTTGGTATTTAATTCTGATTCAAAGTCATCAAGTACGATTTTAGTGTATCTTAACCCTATTTCAGACCTTCCTCTAAGTCTCTGATTAGTACCTTTTCCTATAATCCTATCACCTTTGCTGGTAGTAAATTCCTTTTCAGTCCACTTAGTTCCCTTAATGTCTCCAAAATAATAAAGTAAGGCTGGATTATATTCTATGTGTGATTGTATATATTTGATATGGTCTATAGCCTGAGACTGTTCCTCTGCTACCCAAGCTATAAATTCTTTCTTTCCTTCAGGGTTGAAGTATAATTTATAAAGTAGAGCGGTTTTTGCCAGTGTACTTTTACTATGACCTCTAGGTAAAATTATACAACAGCGCTTTTTTTCAGTATTTAATAGCATATCACTGAGTTCATAGTGATATGGAGCAGGGTTGCTCTTCATAAAATCGTCGGGCAAGAACATTTGTCCAAATGAGACTATGTCCTTACTTGCTAACTCTAGTACGCGGTCTTTTTCTTTTAGACCAGATTTAATTACATTAGGCATTCCCAGTCATTGTTGGGCACTTTTTTAAATGTATTTGAGTATTGAACCATTGCATCTCCTGCAATATACATCCAAGCTTCGTGCTCCCCAGCCTCCGTTTTTACTTTTACAAGTTTTCTTTTATATAATCCTCCACCTACGTTCTCATACCTGTCAAATCCAGAAAGCTCCCATTCTTCTACTGGATTTAATTCTACCGTTATTTCTTCGTCTTTGTATGGTATCGCTGCAGGGAAGCTGAAATTACCGGGAACTACAAGCCTGTATCCCTTAACCTTTCCTTTCTCGTTATCATATTTCCTTAATGTGCCATAGGCCGCTAAATATGTCATGCCTTTCCTTCCAAAGTGCTTATTCCAACCCATTCAATCTCAAGATTGTTATTGTATATGGTCAGGCAATACATACACTGAATTCTCTTTAGCCTTGCAGATTTATCGTATTTAACTACTGGAGATGAATATTTAAGCATACTGTGATGACATATATCACAATGCTTATTTTTTAACTTCTCTCGTAGCGCCTGCAATTTTTTTTGTGTCATGTTTGCCAATTGCATCCAATTGCTCCTGACTGAATCCTTGAAATAATGTTACTGATTCCTGACGGGTATTCTTATCTTTCATACCTGCGACATCAATTAACTCTTTTAATACGTTAACCTTGTCACTATCCTTAGCATCAGGTTTGTCTATTATCTCTTTCATTTTTTCTAAGAGATATAAAGGCGTTATTTCCGCCTCGTTCATTACTTTATCTATTTCTTCTCTAATCAAGCTTTTTATCCTATCTTGTCTTAATAGTACTTTTGACTGTCTTTCTGCATATCCACGCTTATTTGTAGGGAATGCTTTTATAAAAGCGTCTACAACATCGTCGCCCCTTGCTATAAACTTAGCAAAGAGAAATTCTTTAGTTGTAGGCTCTTTCCTGTTCCTTAGCACCTCTTCAGGCCTAATGTCCTTTGGACTAAAGGAATACATGTTCTTACGCATGTCGCCTTTCATTTGTTCCTGCTTTCTGCAAACATGAGAACCCATTACTGTTCTTATGTAATAAGTCTTGCCGTTAGTAAGATAACCTCTCTTTAGCACCTGACATACCTGTCCATCGTCTGAAACTACCCAGTCACCTTCTTTGCCTTCGCGCCAAGGGACTGCAGGCATGTCATTGTCCTTTAGATACTCTTCATGCGTCTCGTACAGTTTGTGCAGTTGATTCTTTATCTTTCTTACTTTCACTGTCTTTTATCTTCTTTTCTATGAATTTCTCTAATTTAGCCTTATTCTTTCTCATATCTACATACATTCCGAAAGCTGTCTCTAATGAATACAATCTGCCGGCTATTATGTTGTAATTCTGAATAAGGGAGTTTATGTTCTCTTCATACCATCTTTTCGGCTTTTTTCTCTTCTGCTTACTCATTTACGCAGGAACCACCGATGAAGGACAGTAATCCTCTATCTTTTTATGTAATCTCTCTAATATCATTACATCTGCTATATTATGAGCATGTACAGTCTGCAAGGCATCCGACTCGCCGTATGTAGCATCACGCCATATACGAGGGTCTAATTTAGTCTTACCACGTATCCCTAGAAATTCTGTTGCAGTTTTAAGGGAGTTTGAGTGTAGCCTTAGTTTTGACCTTACTTGATAGTACAAATCCTTATGGGATACTTCTCTATAGAAAGGAAACCGTATTCCACTATCTATTGCCCTAGTCCTGATAAAGGGAATATCAAAGCGAGTACCATAATATGTGAGCAAGGTATCATAGTTATTTAACTCCTCACAGAGCATTTCAACTATTCTCTTGTCATAGTCACCATCGAATATCTCTTCCTTTGTAATCAAGGCCGATGTAACTTCGTTCACGTCTCTCTTCTTTATAGCCCAAGATAACATTATACCAACATTAGCCTTTAAGCTAGTAGTCTCTATATCAAGGTATCCAAGCCGCTTTTCCTGTCCAGTTGTGTAGCTTTCTGGTTTTCTAAGACCTAAGCTCTCTATCTTCCTAGATACTGACTTGTAAGTCCTATTGTATCCAGCTCTTCGCATCTCAGTAAATAGAGTGTAAGCGCTCTTATTTGTTTTCTCATACACTGAAAGTAGTGCAATTTCTTCTTCAGACCATCTTGCCATTGTTCAACCTCTCATAGTTTCTTTTATGCCATCTGCGTATTATTAGTTTAATGAAAAACGCCTCTAAAAAGTAGTAAAAGCGCCTTACTTTACTGATTTTGCTTTTTTCCATAGGAAATCCGCCGCTCCTAACTGTAACAATCCGTTCGATATGCCATCAATAAGCTTCTCATCATGATTGTTTCCAGTATTAGTTAATATAACA